TCGGGTATGGTATAGCAAATGAAGTAATTACCATAAAAAATTCCAATGATACGATATTTTTGATCGATAATATAAATAATTATTTTAATCAGTTTAACTATCATAAGGAATGGATTGGAATTATACATGAAGAGACCCTTGATTTATCTATCCCCAATTTAAAAATCGCGTTATTTAATTGTAATTTATTAATAGTTATGAATAAATCATTCATACCAGACGGTTTAGATGACTGGCTAAACATTATACATATCGATTTTCCTACAACTATATTAGACTTAAAACATTTATATTCTGGCATACTAAAATATATAAATGATATTTATTAACTAATATATGGATATCGATAGTTCCCATTTTTTATCTAATTATATAGGCGAAAAAATAGCAGATGCAGCGTATGTAGCCTTTCAAGCTGCCGCCACCGCCAACTCCATAACCAACTCCCTACATTTATCCGCGCACACCATGCATGCCTCTCTGCCTCCCTCTTCTAAACCCCTCGTCTCTATCATTATGACCTATTTCAACCGAACTACCCAAACAAAACTTACGTTTGACTACTTTGAAAAAGTATATGCCGGTAAATACAATATTGAAGTCGTTGTGGTAGATGACTCCAGCAGGGAGGAGGAGCGTCTACGCGATATTATCCATGAATATTCATTTAAGATCAAGTTGGTGGAGTTAAGAGAGAAACATTGGATTAATCCGGTGGTGCCAACCAATATAGCCATTACTCACATTGACCCAGCGACGGAATTGGTGATTATTCAGAATCCCGAGATATTACATTCGGGGGATGTGATTGGGCATGCGCTAAAAAACGTAACGGATGATAATTATGTTGTGTATCCTGTATTTAATAGTCCCGATTTCAAGTATAATAAGCAGTTACGTAAATTATTTGATAAGGGAAAGACGGATTTTTACACGCATTTTGTGAAGAAGATAGACTATACCCTATTTGATTTTGATCAGGCATTATATGAGAAGAAATATCCTGAGATAGCCGCCCATAACTATGATGAGAGAGGATCGTATAATCATTTTATGGATATTGACCGACCGAAGGGACGGGTTTGTAATCGTAGTGGCATCTTTTATGCAAGAATAATGGTGTATAAATGTAAGGGTTGGTTGAATCATCCGGAGCACGAAGACAGGCAGTTTCATTATTTAGGAGCGATGAAAAAGAGTACCTTGGACGAAATCGGTGGGTTTTGCAATGATATGAAGGATGGACTATGGTTTGATGATAATGAGTTTGTAAATCGTATTAAGCGGGTAAAGCGTGTAATTACTCCACCGTCGCTAGATTGCATGGGGATTCACCAATTCCACGAACAGGGAACCCATGTACATAGATATGTAGAAAATAGCGAGGAATTAAAGGCGCGTAATGAGAAGATAATGAAGGATACGTATGTTAAGGGGGTAATTTATTGCGATCCGAGGAATGAGGTGAAGGAGGAGGTTTTTAGGAATTATTAATTGTTTTGTATATATATATGGCGACTCATATAAAATTACGTCAGTTATTAGAGTCGGGTAAATCAGTCTATCAATTAAAAAATAAAGATATAGTCTACTCAGACTCATTTATTACTCATGGGTGCAGACATCTGAAACATCTTTTAAATACTTTAGATGGAGGGAAAATAGCATTAAGTTTAGACAATTCAGCAATAGATATTACTTATGAATTTTTAAATCAACTGGATCCGCAAACCTTCGATATCCACCAATCCTATAAATGTATCGTCAACGCCCTCCCTACTGATCCGAACGCCAGCTATGTTGGATTTGGATGTGGGAGTTCATACCCATATATTAAAACTATAACATTTTATAAATATTATTATGATACATGTGAATCAGTTAAAACGACTATAAACAACTTTAAGTCCATAAATAATGATATATTATATAAAGCCCATATCTATAATAATAATGATATATCGGATAAGGTTGCTCATCATTTCACTATAGTTTCCTTGTCGGAAACTCCGACCTATCAGATACATGCATTCGTACCTAAACCATCTTTCCCTCCTAGTGATTGTTCTAGTTCTTCTTATATAGTAACAGTAAGTTTAAAAAATACACCACCTGGCAAAAATCCTTCCACGTGGAAGGATATACAGTATAATACATATACAGCACTTAACGCAATGTACGATATTAGTGTGAACAAGACTGATTTATGCGGTAACCCTATTACTCAAAAAGACTTTTATCCTAAATGGATAAAAGTTAATAACCTATGGTACTATTATGGTGGATTTGGATATTTTTTTAATAAGTTAGTGCCCGCTAAATCTACTATTATTATTAATATTGATGTTAATGTTGTTTTACCATTTGGTATTACTAGTACATTTTTTTGTGAAAGCAGTGATCACCCCCTTAACTTAGACGCGCTCCTTGCTCCTTATACGAATAATAATATAGTTTATGATCCATCTTTCGCTCCGGGCCACCCAACTGATAAGATAAGCTGGAACCTTAAATCTTATTTCAACACGAACGGCGAAAACCTATGGAGTTATTTTCAAGCTCGCCCAATAAAACAGGCTAAAAGTATTACAATAAATGGAGGTGTTATATCTGGATACATATTAAAAACCTCTCCAAACCCATGTGATAATAATGCGTGCGACCCATATAATTATTTTACAGATCTTGCTAATAGTAGAGCAGATACTAATTACTCATATCGGGTACGCTGGTCGAAGCCCACTACATACGCCGTCTGGCAAAACATGACTGTCGTACAATTTATACGTGCTGTAGAATATTGGATATACGGTGGATTACTAGAATTGTATAGTGAGAATATTACATTAAATGGATTATCCGTTTTAGATGGATGGATGAGAGGAATATCGCCAGTTCAACTTAATGCATATAATATATATAGTAACGATCAAAAACTAACAAACGTAAGCGATGGAAAAACAGTTATAAATAATTGTCAATTTTGTTTATTTAATAATTGTCAAGTAGATGGTTTAGATATAATGTCTAATAATGTAACCTATCAAAATGTATATTTTCAAGCATCCGATGATGTTTTAAAACTATCTAGTTCTAATATTACAGCAGATAATATCACTATTATAAGTGGTCAATGTGGTGGAGCAATTAATTTAGGTTCTTATGGTACCAATGATAACTCCTTAAATAATATAAAAATAACGGGTATATATGTGCATGGATATTATAAAAAAACCTCATTTTGGGCTCCAGGCGTAAGCGATATTACAGATCTTAAGAAAAAGTGGCCAGGAGCAGGAATAATAACTGCATATAACCTTGGTGATGCGATAAGTAAATCAGATCTAAAGAATTCCATAAATATAAGCAATTTACACGTGTTTAACCATACTAAATTAAATATTAATAATCAATTAGTAAACAATCTTAAAGGTAATCTTGTAGAACCTTGCAATTTTTTAACAGGCGATTATTCTAATACCACTGCTAAAAAACTTACAATTTCTTTTAGTAATATTTGGTATCATTATCTTGACGACAAGACACTCCGAATTAAACTAGATATAATTGACAATAGGTATTTAAATTCATATATGTATATTCCAGATCATGCATCTTATCAAAATCTAACATTTAAAGGAATATATGACAATTTGCCCGACCCCCCGATTCAGCCTTCTTCTAATCTCAAGCACCACGAGTTCGGTTGGGCATATTGGCCATGGAAATCCGCCGAAAGTCGCCCTGGGCTCAACGGCCCGTCACAGTATACTTTATTTCAAGGTTATAATGGGTCTGTAACAGGGACCCCCGCCCCTTCAAACAATATATGGCATCAAATGTGGTTAGGACCTAACCCAAGTACTAATAATACAATTTTATTCAAAAGCGGATGTCAGGGTGGAACGTGTTACAAGTGTTTAGATGGTGGAGAAGATCTGCCAGCGATCCCGACGCTTCAAATCTGGGACTGCAATGGCTCTCCGCAGCAGCAGTGGATATTCAACAAGGCTTCCCAAACTATATCACCTAGTAATTACCCTAACTTGTGCATCGGCGTGTCTGGAGAAGATGATACGAACGGCAAACCGCTTAAACTCATGACATGCGATAGCACCCTTTACACGAAGTGGGAGGGCGCAGGTGATTACCAATGGATCTCAAGTATCAATAGCTCTAAATGCATGGACCTCAACGCTGGGGACACAACCAACGGCAAACAATTACAAATCTGGGACTGTCAATAAACCTAATCGTCAGTGATATTCGCCCCCAACTTCTTATGCGCGGGTATTATATTTAAAATATAACATAACTATATGGGGAAATATAATTACTCAACTAGTATCACGGGATATCGTTCTGCCATCAGTTAGACGAGCAATTTACAGACGAAGCAGTTCAAAGGATTGTTGTAATCGCCCACCGTTTAGCTTTAATATACCCGTGAGGCCAATATCTGGTTACAAGTGCTTCAACAACAAATGCTCCCCAGTGACGAGTCGCGGTAGACCATTTTCGGTGTGCCAGACTGCTTGCAAGGTCTAAAAATACCAGTCAGGATTCTGGAGACCAGAAGACACGATTCTTGATGCAACTGGTTGGCGCAGAAAATATCTAGATATTTAAACCCGCCCAACACTTAATTCCTTATATATCCATATAAATATATCTAAAATAATTATATTTATATGAAAACTATCCTAACCGTCGTTGGTATTCGCCCCGATTTCATCCGTATGAGTGCCATTTTTAAAAAACTTGACGCCCATTTCAATCACATTCTCGTGCATACAGGGCAACATTACGACGAACTTCTCTCTGGTGTATTCTTTGATGATTTAGAAATTCGCCAACCAGATTATACGCTTAACGCAGGTGGAGAGACCAATACCCACTATCATCAGTTAGGTTATCTCTCGGTTGCCATTATTGACCTCATTGAGGAGCATGATCTAAATCCAGATATGATTCTTTTTCTGGGAGATTCCAATTCGGCATGTGCGGCGCTCCCGCTAAAGAAAGAGGGTTACCGGATAGGACACGTGGAGGCAGGGATGCGTTCGGGAGACAAGCGGATGTTAGAAGAGATTAATCGCACGGTATGTGACCATTGCAGTGATATTTTATTTGTCTATCATGAAGATTATAGAACGAATTTAACTAGAGAGAATATTACCGGGAACGTACATATAGTAGGTAATACGATAGTGGAGGTGTGTACGCCGTTGCTTCCCGTAGGAGATAGTTTGAATATATTGATTTTGGTGGATATACATCGTCCAGAGAATTTCAAATCACAAGAGAGAATGGAGAATATTTTGACGTATGCCAATAAATGCGCCAATACCTATGGATTACCCGTAAAAATGCTAAAGTTCCCCGGTACAAGTAAATCGGTGGAGGAGTTTCAACTGGACTTAGGTCTGGTAGAAATGATAGACCTTCTCTCTTATAAAAAGTATCTACTTATGCTTCATCATTGTAAATTTTTGATTTCGGATAGTGGAACGGGTCAGGAAGAACCAGCATTAATGCAGACACCGGTTATAGTCCCGAGGGATTATACGGAGAGACCCCAATCAATGAAGGCTAATGCTAGTTTTATGTTGGATGTGAATAATCTCTCTAATGAGAAAGAATCGATCGTGTGGATGGAAGAGATATTTTGTGGAAAGAGGGAGATAGATGCGTCATGGTTGGGCGATGGAGATACGGCGGATAAAATAATTCATCATTTAGAGATTATTTTATAGAACCTTTCTTGCGATATTTTCTTGGTTTTTTTATAGGGATTACCACGGGTTCTACCACGGGTTCTACCACGGGTTCTACCACGGGTTCTACCACGTGTTCTACCACGTGTTCTAC